TGAGACAATCAAAAAAGTTTGAACAATTAGAAGAGCCAATTGGTCTTACAGTTAAGACTAAGTGTCCAGAAAAGTATTTTCTTATAGATAGAGAAACTGGACAGGTATTTGTCGGAAACATCATGGGACATTGGGACAGACTTGATCCAGTCACTAGAGATTCCTGATCCTTTCCAAACCTTTGTAGCCAAGAAGTACTCTAACGCCAAGGGTTATGTTCATGATTTCTTTACTGGTGAATGGTCTTATAAGTGTTTAACATGTAAGGATGATCTTTATGCTCCATCCCGCAAAATTATGACAAAGGTTAGACTATATCATACAAGAAATGAGTGTACAGGTGGATACTGAAGAAGAGTTTGACTTAGAGTTTACTGTTGAAGAAATGATTAATCTTTATGGTATTAACAGTCTTGAAGATTTAGATAGGATTGATTAATGCTTTTACATATGTTGTACGGAATGTTATTTGGATACTTACTTGCTACATTTCAAATAGCAAGGTTGTTGGTTAGAAAAGGTTATCGCAGATTTGATGAAATACCAGATAAAGACTAATCTAAAACCAATGCATTATCAAGAGGAACCTCTACCGTACTTGGCTCTTGACATCTTCTACAGTATGATCTAGGACGATCAACATATCTTTCTGCTGGTCCTGATAATATTATTTGTCCAGATTTATGCATGCCAAGAAGCACATCGTCAACTACCCGTGAATAAACTATTGGGGTTAGTACGCCTCTACAAAATACACACATGCTAGAATTCTATCATACTTGCAAAAGTTTTCCAAATCTGCTAGAATAGATAGGTTAGGGGGAATAATGTTTTGTAACTACTGTGGAAATAAATTAGTATATGGCGATTGTAATTATTGTAATGACAATAGCAATGCCCTTAGAGAATTTGAGGAAGAAGATGATTAATGTTTTATTCTTGATCCCTGCATTTATTGCTGGGTATTTAGCCTGTTATTTCGTTATGACTTATAAGGTTAAGCAGGATTAATATGCAGTACTGGTCTTGGGTATTGGCAGCCATAGGAGTAACAGGAACATTTTTTGTAGGACGCAAGGTTATATGGGCTTGGCTTATATTACTTGTAAATGAATGTCTATGGATGGTTTATGCTATTACTACTAAGCAGTACGGATTTATTTTTGCAGCAATAGCCTATGGAGCAGTATATATTAAATCTTATATACATTGGTCTAAAGAGCCAGTTAACAAGATACATTTGTAAACTGATACAATAAACATATGGAAAACTTTCAATCACAATCTAAAAAGTCTGGAGACGCTTTTGAAGAACTTGTATATGCAGATTTGGTCAATAGGGGTTTCACTAATATTGATAGAAATTATTGTTTTGAGATTGCTGGTTGTGAAGTAGACTTTCGTGCACACTCAGATTTTGGCTTTGAATACGTTGAAGCAAAAGGTGGAGATGTCGGAGAAGGAAAAAGACCAGGGGCACAAAGAACTGATAATGTTAAAAAAGCAATTGCTAATGGTGCATTAATAAAAACTTATAATACATTAAAATATATTGTTTATTTTTCTGCTAAACCAGAACCAGAAAGTTATTCAGATAATATGATTAAGATTGCATTAAAAAATAAAATCATTGATGAAGTTAGATACTTATAGAAATGGAAAATAGTTTATGATAATTTTAGGAATAAACACTGGATTTCATAACTCCTCTGTTGCTTTATTAGAAGATGAAAATGTATTGTTTCATATTGAAAATGAAAGACTTTCTAATATAAAGTATGACAAGTATGCTTTCAAGGCTATAGAAAAAGTTAAAGACTATGTTGATCACATTGACCACTTAGTTTTAACTGGTTTTGAAGTTTTTGGTCCAGCATATAAAACTGAGTTAACAGATTCTTATGTTGCTCAGGTTTCTGGATTAAATAAAACATTTTTAGACCATGGTTTTAAGATACATAACTATTTTGCAGGTCATCATGAAACTCATGCTGCTACTGCATTTTATAATTCTGGGTTTGATAAAGCACTTTGTATTGTTTTAGATGGTGCTGGAAGTCCGTACATGATTAAAAACGATAAGATAAATCCCAATAAAGAAAAAGGTTGGGAGAATAAATCTGCATATATTGCATCATATCCATATAATTTTGAATTAATTGAAAAATATGTTTCATCAATGTTTTATGATGTTGAGAATCCACACCAAGTAAAAGAAAAATTATATTTAACTAATAGCGTTTCAGAGGGGGCACTTTTTGAATATGCGGGAAAAGCCCTTGGGTTTACAAAGCATGATGCTGGAAAAGTTATGGGGCTTGCTCCTTATGGAAAATTAAATAGTAAATACCCATCATTTTATAAAGATGGCTACATAGATAAAAATAATATTGTTATTAAAAACAAAGAATATATGTTTAACTTTAATATTCCTAATACTTTTCAAGATAAGGCAGACTTTGCTTTTATGTTACAAAAAGAAGTGCAAGAAAATGTTGCAGAATATATTCTTAAAATGATTGAAAAAACAAAAGAAAAAAATATTTGTTTATCTGGAGGATTTTTCTTAAACTGTGTATCAAATTATAATTTATTAAAACAACTTCCTAAAGACATCAAACTTTATGTAGAGCCAATATCAACAGATGCTGGTAATGCAATAGGTGCAGCAAAGCAAGTATATTATAGTTTAAGTCAAAGTAAAAAAATTAAAAAACAAGAACATATATATTATGGCCCAACAATTACTTATGATCTTAATCTTTTAAATAATTTAAAAATTTTATCAGAAGTAGAGCCAGGATTTGTTGCTGAATTAATATCTAAAAAAAATATTATTGCTATGTTTCAAGGATCTTCTGAGGCTGGGCCAAGAGCACTAGGAAACAGAAGCATTCTTTATGATCCTAGAGATATAAATGGAAAAGATCATGTAAATTCTGTAAAAATGAGAGAAGGCTTTAGACCTTTTGCTGGAACAGTATTAAAAGAGCACGCAAAAGATTGGTTTGAATTACACAGCCTTGAAGATTCTAAATTTATGATGTTTGCTGTTGACGTATTAAAAGATAAACAAGATCAAATACCAGCAATAACACATATAGATGGAACATGTAGAATTCAAACTTTAACTAAAGAAGATAATATTAACTATTATTTATTAATAGAGGAGTTTTATAATTTAACTGGAGTTCCTATACTATTTAATACTTCTTTAAATCTTGCTGGAGATACCATCAATGAAACTTTAGATAATGCTATAAACACGTTTAACAAATCAGAGATTGATTACTTATATCTACCAGAACTAAAGATATTAATTACAAAATAAACTTGACTATTTTCTAACTATAGAATATACTTATAGTTATGCACCAGTAGCCAAGTTGGTTAAGGCACCGAACTCATAATTCGGCTATTCGTAGGTTCAAGTCCTACCTGGTGTACTATACATCTGTAACTCAGTTGGTTAGAGTACCTGCCTTATATGCAGATAGCCGAAGGTTCAAGTCCTTCCAGATGTACTAAACGCCTATAACTCAGCGGAAGAGTATCTGGTTTCTACCCAGACTGTCGGGGGTTCAAATCCCTCTAGGCGTGCTATAATTGTTTTAGATTTAAAACAAAGGGGTAGTCTTGGCTAATATAGTTTTTCTTGGTAACTTTGAAGTATCTTATAGTAGTGAGAATCATCATGCTAGTAGTCTAGAGTCTTTAGGCCATACCGTGACAAAATTGCAGGAGCGTAAGGCCAAGACACAAACCATCCTAGAAAAAGCATCAACCTCTGATCTATTTATCTGGGTACACACACATGGCTGGGAAACCATTGGTAACATTACAATGGATGAAGTCCTTAAGCAACTAAATGCCTCTGGTGTGCCTACAATGACATACCATCTGGACCTTTGGTTTGGTTTAGATCGTCAGAAAGATCTAAAGCATGATAGTTTCTATAGAACTATTGGACATTTCTTTACTGTAGATAAACTTATGGCTGATTGGTTTGATCACAATACCGCCGTCAAAGGCCACTTTATGCCTGCAGGGGTATACGATAAAGAATGTTACATCCACCCAGACTATGACACACAAAACTTTGAGTATGATGTTATTTTTGTTGGTAGCAAAAGATATCACCATGAACATAAATATCGTCCAGAACTAATTGACTTCTTAAGAAAAACATACGGCAAGCGATTCCTTCATGTAGGTGGAGACGGAGATACTGGAACTATTCGTGGAGATGCACTAAACCGTATCTATGCCAAGAGTAAGATTGCAGTTGGAGATAGCCTTAATATAGGATTTGATTATCCTTACTACACTAGTGATAGATTGTTTGAGTCTACTGGTCGTGGTGGTTTTACTATCTACCCAGAAATTAGGGGATTAGATGAATATTTTATGCCAGATGAAGTTGTATTCTACAAGCATGGAGACTTTAATAACTTGAAAGATAAGATAGATCAATATCTTGAAAACTCTTTGGTACGAGAAAGAATTAGGGTAAATGGTCATAATCGTACAAAGAAGGAACATACATATGTTCATAGGTGGACTGCAATATTAGAAGAACTTGGTATTAAATGAATTGTTTAGTTACTGGCGGTGCTGGTTTTATTGGTTCTAATCTTGTTGATAAACTTATAGATCTTGGGCATAGTGTTATCTGTATAGATAATGAGTCAGCAGAGTGTCATGATCAATTTTACTGGAACCCAAAAGCAAATAATTATAAGTATGATATATGTGATTATGAACAGATAGAACATTTATTTAATGGAGTTGACTATGTATTCCACATTGCATCTGATGCAAGAATTCAACCAGCAATATTAAACCCTAGAAAATCTATTGAGTCTAATGCAGTTGGAACTGCTAACGTATTAGAACTATCTCGCTTGGCAAAAGTAAAAAAGTTTATTTATTCTAGTACATCATCTGCATATGGTAAGAAAGCAATACTTCCAAACATAGAAACGCAGGGATCTGACCCACTAACACCATACTCTGCTGCAAAGGTATTTGGTGAAAACCTTGCAAGAGTTTATTATAATCTTTACGGTCTTGAGACTATATCACTTAGATACTTTAATGTTTATGGAGATAGACAGCCACTAAAGGGTCAGTATGCACCAGTAATAGGACTATTTTTAAAACAATACCATGAAGGAAAACCTTTAACAGTTGTTGGAGATGGATCTCAGAGCAGAGACTTTACACACATATCTGATGTAGTGGAAGCAAACATCCTTGCATCTGAAGTAAGTCATGGCTTTGGTGAGGTGTATAACATTGGGTATGGAAGTAACTATTCTATAATTGATATTGCTAATATGATTTCAAATGATGTTAAGTTTATCCCGTCAAGAATTGGTGAGGTGCAAGAAACTCTTGCGTCTAATGAAAAGTTTAAAGGTTTAACTGGATGGACACCAAAAGTATCATTAATAGACTGGTTGCAGAAATGACAGAGATGAAAAAAGTAATAGTTAATGGTGAGTTTGAGATTACTTTGCCAGATCATCGTGCTGCTCGCCCTGAATGGTACGAACCTAAAGGTTGGGAAAAACCAAGACTAAGACACATGTCTGAAAATATTTCTTCTGGAGATGTTATGTACTATGTTGGTGCAGAAGAAGGCGAGTTTGCTGCACTATGTCAAATGTGGGGTGCGGAAGTAGTTGTATTTGAACCAAACCCTAAAGTCTGGTCACACTTTCCATTGCTTTGGAGTGCAAACAATCTAGATCTTCCAATGGTTTGTATTCCTGGATTTGCATCTGATAAGATAAATAATCTTTCAAGAATATATTATAATGAATGGCCACCAGAAGTTAACAACGTAATTGAAGCAGCCCACGGATTCAAAGAACTATACCTTGAAGGAGAATCCTATGGTCAGATTACTATAGATTCTTGTGTATATGATCACGGGATTAAGCCACCTACCGCCATTTCATTGGACGTAGAGGGCAGTGAGTGGAGGGTCCTAGGAGGGGCTGAGAAGGTCCTTAGAGAGCACAAACCAAAGATTTGGCTATCTGGACACCCTGAGTTTATGTTACAGCAATGGAATGAATCTTTATATAATCTTAGACAATGGATTAAGGGATTAGGTTATACTGAAATAATTTTAGACTATCAGCATGAGGTTCACTTATACTATGAATCAATCTAAAATTTTTTGGGATAACGCTGCTAAAGATCCAGATGTAAGGTATAAATATATTGCAGATGAGTGGGCATCTACTGAAACATTTTTAAATCTTATAGAAAATAATAATGATAATTGGAATAATGTTTTAGAAATTGGATGTGGTATAGGGAGACTGTTAGTTCCTTTAGCAGACAAGTATGATGAATGTAATTTTTACGGATTAGATATCTCTGATGAAATGATAAACCTTGCACCTAAGAGAGATAATATAAAGTATCAAGAAGTTGGAAACAATCTTGATTTAGTATACTCAATGTTGGTCTTTCAACATATTGAGCACCAAGAAAAGATTAACTACATAAAACTTGCATATGATAATTTAAAAGATGGTGGTATTTTATTCTTTCAGTTTGTTATTGGAGAGGAAAACTCTCCATACTCTTATCAAACATCAAGGTTTGAAATTGAAAACATATTAAAAAATACTGGGTTTAATAGCCTAATATTTACAGATCACATGCACCCTCAATGGATGTTTGTTAGGGGTACTAAATGATTAATGCATACCTTTACTCTCATGATGGAAAAGATTATGCAAATGATAAATGGGACTATGGATTAATAAAAGAAATATTTGATAAGTACGAAATTAATCAAATAAAAGTTACAAAGATTCCAGAAAGTGATAGAGCATTTGTTGTAATCCCTGGACCACAAACTGCTGGAAATGAGGATAGACTATCTAAGGAATTAAGTAAAATCTCTAGAGTTGTTTTATTTATTAATGGAGATGAGAATGCTAGGTTTGATGTAGATAAAATTAATCATCCAAATATTGAGATATGGATTCAATACCCTCATAAAAAACATGCAGCATATAATAAAATGCCAATTGGTGTTCCACAGCACTTAAGTGATAATTCTCCAGAATACAAAGAAAAAGAATACGATGTTTACTTTGGTGGACAGATTACTCACCAAAGAAGGATAGAGTTATCTCATGTTATGCCAACCCTAAAGAATTCTTTATATGGACCAACTGCAGGCTTTTCACAAGGAGATAAGCCAAAAGACTACTATGCCAAACTTGCAAGTGCAAAAATTGCACCATGTCCATCTGGTGCAGCAGTAATAGATACATTTAGATTTTTTGAGTCAATAGAGTTATTAACGTTGCCAGTAGCAGATACAATAAATCCAAAAGGAATACAGACAGATTTTTATAAAAACATGTTTGGAGTTAATGTTCCATTTAACTATGTATCAAATTGGAATGAACTTAATAAATTAGTTCCAAAACTATTAGATCAGTATCCAAATAATATGCACCAAGTAGTATGTTGGTGGATCAAACAAAAAAGAGATCTAGGAATTAAGATTATGAGGCAGATAAATGCATAAAAGAGATGTAACTATTATTCTTGCAACATCAATAATTCCAGGGCACCCAAGTACAGACATGATAGATGAAACTATTAAATCTATTAGGCATCACTTTCCTAATAATGAAATTATAATGCAAATTGATGGATTAAGATCAGAACAGTTGCATCGCAAACAAGATTATGATGAATACAAAAATAGAATTTTATGGAAGTGTCTTCACCAATATAAAAATGTTTTGCCAATTATATTTAATAAGCATAGCCATCAAAGCACAATGCTAAAGCAGACTATCAATCTTATAAATACACCTTGCCTTCTTTATGTTGAAGGAGATGCTCCACTTACACCCGATGTTGAGATTGATTGGGACAAATGTTTAGATATGATTGAGTATGGAAAAGCAAATACAATTAGATTTCATTTTGAGTCATCAATACCTGAACCTCATAATCATTTGATGTTTGGATTAGAGGATGGATTTATGAAAACATCTCAGTGGAGTCAAAGGCCACATCTATCTACTGTTGAATACTATAGAAAAGTTATTCTTCCAGAAGTAGAAGATTTTGCTTTTATTGAAGATACTACACACGGAAGAGTTCAAGATGATATTTCTCCATACGGTGTATTCTCTGAGGATGGATGGAATAAGCATAAATTATGGATATACCATCCAGAAGGAAACATAAAAAGATCATATCATTTAGATGGTCGTCAGGGTACAAGAAAGTATACTAGTGATGATCTTACTTGGGGGTATTCTGAATGAGAGTTGGAATAATTGCAAGATGTGATGATACTGGTCTTGGTAATCAAACCAGGGAATTAGTAAATATGCTAAACCCTGATAAAATTATGCTTATTAATTCAAGGTTCTTTAATCAAAATAAACAACATTTTGACTGGTATGATGGATATAACTATACTGCTACACTAAAAGGTTTTCCAACAACTGCTGAGATAGCAAATTTTATTACAGATGTTGACGTAGTTATTAGTTGTGAGACATTTTATAGTCCAAGATTTATTGATATAGCAAGATCTCGTGGAGTTAAGACAATACTTCAATATAACTATGAGTTCTTTGGAAACCTTGTGCATACAGAGTGGTCACTTCCAGACGTTCTTGTTGCCCCAAGCCTATGGAATATGGATAAGATAGTTGAACGTTTTGGTGATAAATGTAAGGTTGTTTATCTACCCCCACCAACAAACCACGAAAACTTTAATAATGCAAAAGAAAATAATATGTCAAAGAACCATAATCGTATATTACATATTGGTGGCAAGGCTGCAGTTAAAGATAGAAACGGTACTAATTCTGTAATAGAAATGCTTAAGTATTCTACAGGAGATTACGAAGTTGTAATTAAAACTCAAACTGATTTAGGTATTAGAAATACTAATGAAAGACTAACTATCCAGACTAATACAACAAAAGAACCAGAAGATTTATACTCTGGCTATGATGCAATGGTATTACCTAGAAGGTATGCTGGATTATGTTTACCTATGAATGAGGCTCTTCTTAGTGGGCTACCTGTTTTTATGCCCCGCATTTCTCCAAACAATGCCATCCTTCCTGATAAATGGACGGTAAAGGCAAGCAAGATTGATGAATTTAAGGCTAAGGCTGTTATTGATGTATATGATATTGATCCAAAAACCCTTGCAAAAATAGTTGACGAATACATGGAAAAGAAAAATAATCTAATCAAACAAGAAGCATTTGATCTTGGCTTTATTAATTTTTCAACAGAGTCATTAAAAGATAAATACATAAACTTAATTAACTCGTAAAACAAAAAAGCCAGCCTATTTCTAGACTGGCAATTCTGTAAGTAAGTATTACTTCTTTGGCGCAGCCTTCTTAGCAACAGCCTTCTTAGCAGCCTTCTTTACAGGTGCCTTAGCAGCCTTCAGAGCCGCATCAACGGCCTTAGCATCTGGCAATACACCAAAAGCCTTGTCGTTAGGATTGATTGCTCTAATAGCCACTGGTGCTATTGCTGCTACAAGTGCAGTCCATAGATCCTTTGGATCTGTTACGCCTGCCATGTATAGCGCAAGACCTGATGCAAGGACTGAACGTCCGTATGATGCAAGTACTGCCTTTAGTTGTTCTGTGTTCATTTTTCCTCCTAGGATAGAACCTTTATTAGTATAGCATATCCAGCCCATAGCCCTACAATTCCTGCGACACCCGCAAAAACTGGTGGTGCTGGTACTGGCAATTTGAATGCAGCAAATATAACGCCACATCCAAAACCTGTTAGTGTTGATAGCAATATATCTTTCATTTTATAAGTACTCCTTTTTTTGCCAAAATGTTTTTTTATATGATCTATCTATAATACTCTTTATTTTTTCTAAATTATATTTTTGTTTTGGGGAATATTTTTTTGTTGAAGATTTCCAAGATTCTCTTTTAATTGGCATAACCTGAGCAATAGGAGTTCCTTTTGGAATTAAACCTTCAAATCCTTCTTTTAAAAAGAATGGCAGGTTTAATGCCATATTATATTTATCAGCATCAACTATTCCAGTAAAAGTAATAAAAGGAAGATCAAAACGATATGATGGATGAGAAAATAAAAGACTAAATCCTTTTGGAGTTTTTATAATCCAGTCAGTTTCCCATTTAAAAGGATCTTTTTCATATCCATCTGGAACAGGCATTTCTCCATACTGCTCTTTTATATGTGTTGTTATCAATGTTCTGCTTACTTCCCACATAAATTTATGCTCATATTCAATGTTTTGATTAACATATATATCAGCAGAAGTTGTAATTATATATCCTGAAGTTAGTGTATCCATAACTGGAACGCATGCTTTCATTGATCTATTTGATGAACCATTTGGGTTTCTCCACAAAAGATTTTTATTCATTTTTCTTGGTAATTTTTTATACCATTCAGGAATAAAGTTTTTTGCTGGTTTAGGCGGATCAATAACCTCTTGTGCAAGTTCTGTTTGTGGTATAAAGTATATTTTTTTCATAATATATATTTATTCAAAACTTTTTCTATTCCAATAAAATTTTTTATATCCACCCCAACTAAGTTTTTTAGCATTTTGAAGATGTTTTTTTTGAAAGTCTTCATCATAATTTTCTTTTTCTGAAACCCAATTTTCTCTTTTTACAAATGTAATTTGATATATTGGTGTTCCTGCAGGAATAATTCCTTCAAAACCCCTTTTAATAAAAAATGGCAAAGGTCCAGTAATAGACCATTTGTCTGTATCTATAATTCCAGTAAGCGTATGAAATGGTAAATCAAGTCTGTTTGATGGATGGTGATACATAGTGCTATATCCATCTGGAGTTTTTGGTTCCCAGTTAGTTATCCAATGAAACTCTGATGTATAGTACCCATCAAAATTTGGTAGCATATTTTGAGATCCAAATTCTTCTCTTCTAGTAGAGCATGGTTGAATTCCACCAAACCATCTATAAGATATTATGTCATTTCCATCATCATCTATTCCATTATTTATTATTTTTAAATCACATGGTAATTCTTGTATGTATCCGCAACTAATTGAGTCTAAAAATGGCATACATAACTTTGCAGTTTTATCTGTTCCAGTGTTATATATATTTGTTTTTTCTTGTGGCATGTCTTTAAACCATTCAGGAATATATCTTTTTGATGGTTTTGGAGACTCTACTAAAAGTTGTGAGTCTTTTGTTCCAGGAATAAATGTAACCTTTTTATTTTTCATCTATGCCCTCTTCTGGAAGTAGTGTTTTTAATTCTTTGTATGCCTTTGAAATATTCTTCATAGACGGATAGTCTGGTCTTGACATGGACAACGCTTCTCCGTATTCATCAAAGTATGATATGTCTGCATCAACATCATTAACAAACTTAGTTAAACCTTTTTGCACATTCTCAATATATTCAAATGCCCACAGCCTAGAATCAGAAAGAAACTTAATAAAGTTTTCTTTGTGTATTGAGTCATCTGAATCTTCTTTTATTTTTGTGGACTTAGTTAGATCAGCATATTCTTGAAGCAAAGTTTTTTCAATAAAAAGTTTTGAAACATCTCTTTTAAGTTTAATAGATTGCTTTAAAACCAAAATGTATGAGGCTGCAAAACAAACTGACAATGTTGCAAAAACAACAATAAAAATATCTTTCATATCACCACTCCACATGTTTTAATTATATCCTAAGACTAAGGCTTTGTCAAACTATAAAAATCTTTAAAGTTAGTATTAGTAAAGATCTCATACTCGGCAAGTGTTCTAATGTTTCCAGCACCAAAAACTCCTTCTTCTTCGCCACAAAGAACTCTTTTTTGTTTACTATAAGAGATCTCTTCTATTTCTTTCCAAGACATGCCACGTAAATTTCTGTCTTTCCATATCTTACTATATCCACCACGAGAATAAAAATGATAAACAATATTTTTTGAAGGAGAGTATATGTCCCACCCTCTTGTCCATGATCTCATGGCAAAACAAATCTCTTCACCAAAGAAACTAATCTCTGGATCATAAGGTATTTCGTTAACTATTGATCCATCTGAAAACATAAAGCCACCAAGAACTGTTTGAGAAAGTTCTGGGTTTTCTTTTAGTTTACTATCAAACTCAAATCTTTCTGCTGTCCACTGTTTCCTTTTATTTAATAATATTCTTTGTCTAGTTGGATAGTCTTTTATCTTTGGGTTATTTTTTACTAAAAACATACCTCCATTTCTTTCAGGTTCAAACGGGGCAGGAAAGTATGACAACAATACACGACTATGACCAGATATATTTTTAGCCCTGTTTAACTGATCAATACAAATTAAGTCCCAGCCAGGAGCAAACCTTGTATGTGAATCAATTTGAAGGAAATACTCTTGTCCAGAGTACAGTTCCATTGCTTTTGCTCTTGCATATCCTGCACCTTTTGCTTCTTTTGGATGCATCTTAATTAAAGACATGTTTTTAATTGTTTGAATATCAAATAGTTCTGAATCAACTCCTTGATGAACAACGCCAAAGTATAAGTTGTCTGGATTATTAGCATTTTCAATAGCGCTTTTAATTGTCCACTGAAGTTCTGGATCACGATATGAGGCAATAGATATAAAGATTCTCACTTTACGGCCTCTCTTGTAACCAATACAATTGCGCCTTCCATCTCCAATGCTTTCTTCAAGTTTAAAACATATTGAAGGGCCTCAATTTTATCGTCATGAACCATTTTTGAAAATTTATGTTCGTTTAACTTAATAGTTAAAAAATGCTCATTATCAATTAACTCTATAGTAAATCCTTTTGGAGGACTTACAGAGTGAAAGGCTCTACGCATTTGATCTGTATACAACTACTTCTCCATTGTCAATGCTTGCCAGGTATTAGCCCAGTCTTGCTTGGTTTTGTGTTTGTTAAACTCTCTAGATATATTCCCAAGTTCAAGAAATACCCCACCCCACACACCATATTCTTTACCAGAAACTCCATTAGCAAAACAGATCTTTGAAACTGGACATCTTTGACACATTGAATCAACTATTGGGCGTACGTCTACATTGTCTTCATACTTATCAAAAAATATATTAGTATCAAGACCAAGACATGCTGCCTCATCTTTCCATAAATGTTGCTTCATTTACTGACCGTATTTGTTTGGAATATCCCAACCATTACGATTAAGGTTAAAGGTTTTTTGTAGATACCATGCATTTTTTACACGTACTCCACTTGGAGATGTTCTTGCAAGGTCTGATCTTTTACGCTCTACAACGTCCCAGCCTATCCATGCAAGTTCCTTATTCTTTGAAACAATTTTTTCCATATGCTCTAACGAATTAATTATCATTGTATTCTTTCTTTTAGTAACGGAATATTCCTACTTCTACATTTTTTGATTCTGCAAAAGTGGTTAGTTTAGATACTGGCTCTTTTGGTTTGCTAAGAAATGCAAAATAGTTTACTTGATCCATGTTGTCATGTACCCAACTTTCTGGAACTTTATAAAACTTTATCTTACGACCCCTGGCTTTCATTCCTCTTTCTGAAAGGTTTGAAAACTCTGAAACAAAAGAGTTAACTTTGTTTGGACCAACAGAATAGATTATAAAATCTTTTTCTTCTTCTTTCATTCCAGATAAAGCAACGCTTATTGCACGAAGAAATAGATTATAGTCGTCAAACTCACTACTTCCCTGTACTGCGACTATCATTTAACTTTTCCGCCTTTTTCTTTATTGTTCTTGTTTTCTTTTCAACAGTATTATTTTTTTTAGTAAAGTTTTTAATTAAATTTTCTTTATCTTCTTCAAACTTATTTCTTATTTTTTCTAATTCTTTTTGAAATGCTTCTTTTTGAATTTGCAATTCATCAGCATGTTTCATTTGAAGAATTAAATTTGATAACTCTAACTCAATTGATTTTTTTTGATAATACTTAAACAACTCTAGTTCTTTTGTGTTTTCCATAATAACTCTCCTTTTAGTCGTGAAGCCATGTAACAATTGCATACTTTGTACCAGAAGTTACTGGATGTGCAATATGTCTATATGCATAGTTTGATGGAAATAAATATAAAGATCCTGACTTTGGTTTAATCTTTAGGTTAAAGTTAACAAACTCAAGTTCTCCTCCAGAATAATCTTCGTTTATATAAAGTATTGGAGAAACGGACCTACCACTTGTTGTCCCACCGTCATAGTGTGCATCATAACGTTGTCCACCTTGATACCTCAACAAGTTGATTTGTTCAACAAATTTTATTTCTTCTTTAATGTCAAAAATAGAACAATATGATGAAAGTGCAGCAATTGATTTTAAATAAAAATCATTATGAATTATTCTAAAAGACTCATTAACCTTTGCGCTATCAGTTAAACCAAGATTATAGTTAGTTCTGTGCTCATTATAATATAAATTATTTGGATCCCCATGATTAAAAGAAACGGCTTTATTAAAAATAATTCCAGACTCACGATCATCTATTGCAGACTCAATATCTTCAATATACTTTTTAGTTTTTTCTTCATCCCATATGTTTTCATATTCTGCAATGCATCCAGCATAGATGTTTGTTGGTTGAATTGGTTTTTCTGATATATACATTACTCCCCCTTTAAATTATCTAAAATAAACAATAGTTTATCTATTTCTTTTTTTGACATCTTGGTTGTATCTAAAGGCTTTCCAGTTTCTGGACGAACCTTTCCGTTTATAGCATCTCCGACATAGAACATGTTATTTGACACCCAATATGCTTTCTCATCTATTATTACAACTTTGGTTGTTTGTTTCTCTTTCCATATTTTAGATTGAGATGTAACAACCTTATCATCAAAAATGTCTTTAAAGAAAAATTCTTTTAATATGTTGTGCATATCGCTTTGACGATATAGTACTTTATTAAAAGATTTTTTTCTTTTTTTATTCATTACTATAATTATAAAGCAAAAGGCTACCAATGTCAAGCCCACAATAAGGATATAACTCAAATTTACTCCTTTAAACTAAATGGACTTCCTTGCCAAACCTTTTCTGCTTTATTTTTTTCACGCTCAACTATAGCACGACTCCATGTAAAACCTGCATCTCCACCCCATGCATCCCACATTATTCTTCCATTTGATGGGAATTCTGGACCATCATAAAATCCTTTGCCTTTTTTATCTACTTCATGCCGTGAAAAGAAAGAGTACATTCTTTTAACAGTATCAAGAGACATAGATGCTCCACTAACAATATCTGTTGCTCTACCCCAGCCTACAGGAGTTCCTGCACCAGTTGCCTTACCTTCTTCTTTCCATTTTAAAGCACGACGTGCTGCAGCCTTCATGCCTGCATTAGGTGAGTATGTCTCTGCCATTACTTATCCTTCTTTGGATGCTTAACTTCATATGGACCAAGAATAGATTTAATTGTACCGTTTTTATTCATTCGCACAATCTTTCCGTCTTTAATTTGTGTTGCATTAAATGATTGTGACTTTTTCTTTGGCATTATTTTAAAAATCCATTCCAAAAATTATCTGATCCTAATTCTTTTTCAGATTTATATGTTCCACCACGGCGCTTGTATTCTTGAACAACCCAGGAGTTTGCAACTGCAGATGGGTACACATCAAATTTATCTTTTGCTGCCTGTACAACTCTTGCATAAAGTCTTGGGTTAGAAGGTGTTGAGCCACCACGACGTGGCTGAATCATTTCACCATAGTTAGGCTTTTTTGCTTTTTCCATTTCTTCTTCCATTTCTTGTGATTTTCCAATTGATGAATCATACATTGCCATTGCAACCTCTGAATCCATCTCTTCGCTATCCTCTTCCATGTTGTGATTATTTATGTCTGCAATTTTTGCATCCTTATACATCATTCCAATACTATATGCAGTTGGGTCCCACTTGCCATCTTCTTCTTCATAAATTCTAACAGACATTGCTGGGTTTTCTGGAGGCATTGACTCAAGGGCATACTCTGATCCAGGAGTTCCTAGTGTTCCACCCTCAACCATAATATGCTCTACAACACCATGCACAACACCCTCAGATGTCATGCCCATAACAAAGTCGCCTTCTTTTATCATATACTGATTATATCAGACTTTACCTTTGTAGAAGTCTCTTGACTTCTTCTAGTGCCCAGATTTCGGGCTTAGTTAGTTTAGAAATCTCAGCCTTATCAATACCTTTTTCAGATATAGTTACTACTGGGTCTGGTAAGAAAAAGTCAATATTGACATATCCTTTTTCCCATAGGTTTAGCAGGTCTCTATTTACTGTCTTAAGATGATCCTCATACATATCTGGCATAATGTCTTTCATCTTAGATGTTATTGCATAAAGAAACTCTCCAGTTTCAGTGTCAAGTCCAGCAACCTCTAAGGCACCTTCAAGTATAAGATTTTTTATTAGTTCATCTTCATTGTTGTTCATATCTGATTAACTCCTCTAACTGCTGCCTTGTTTGTGCCCCAGTTACACGATGAATTTCTTTATTGTCTTTCATTACTACAAATGTGGGAACAGATTTAATCTCAAAATCTTTAGTCATTTCAATCTCTGAATCAACATCAACTATAAAAAATTTAGCCATGATTTGTTCACGGTTTAATTCTTCAACAATTGGCTTTGTTTTTTTACAAGGATTACACCAATCAGCAGTAAAATAAAGAATCATTTTCATTTATCTTGTTCTAATTTTCCAGGTCATAACCTTTGGACCTTGACCTATCATTTCAAACATGTTATGTTCAAACTCATCTCTAAGTTGCATATATAGTTCTGGATGAACCTCTTGTAACTTATCGGTAATTGAGTATGTCATCTCGCCAGATTGATCAATGCCAGATATCTCAATTGCACCTTGAATAATTAGATGCTCTAACAAGGCTTGACTTTTTATATCCATTACTTACCTGATTTTAGTCTAGCCTTTTTAAGTGCCTCAAAGTCTTTAACCTTGGTATCACCTAGATAACCCCATGCGTAACCGTCATTGATCATCATGTCATTTAAAGATACTGTATTGCCATCTACATATACCCATCCTAAAATGCGACCATACTTTTCAGATGAGTCCATCTTCTCAGTCTTAATTACAACTGTTTTAGCATCCTTTAAAGACTTCTTTAGATACTCCTTGGCTTCAAGGCCAAGTGCTTTCTCAGCAAGATCCTTTGTGCGAGACTCAGGGGTATCAATACCAGCCAATCTTACACGGGATGCAAATAGAATATCAAAACCTAAATCAATAAGAACGTCAATGGTATCTCCATCTACTACGTTCTCTACTTTTCTTACATAATATTCATACATTAGTAGTCTTCCCCTTTTGACTTGTTCTCAATAAGTTTATGTCTTTCATCAAGGACGGTTATTGCAAAAGAAATCATTTTCTTATATCCTTCAGGATTATCCATAACCTTGTTATAGTGATGACCGCAAAACAATAACTCTCCGCTTAATCCAGTAACTTTTACAAGCGCTTCTGCACTGCATCTGTCACAACGATCATGAGGTGATAGTTGCCATTCTTGCTTTACTTCATCTTTAATCATTGTAAACATTATACTACTACTTTCTGTTATCAGTGGAATAGAATCCACTACCGTTGAATACTGCTGTTACATTAGAGTATACACGTTCCAGTGGTAGAGTGCAAATTTCACACTCATACCCTGGATCGCTGTCTTTAATAGATCTTTGTTTGATTACAATTTCAGAACATTGTCCTGTACATTTGTATTCATAAGCAGGCAATTACTTAACCTGACTTCCTTTGGTACCAGAAGACTTCTTAACATTTTGACTTGTTGAAGTTTTCTTAGCAGCATCTGCTGATGTTGTCTTTACTGGAGTTGCTGCTAGTTTATTTAGTAGTGGTGCATTTTCTTCACCAGAATAAACTGGACGACCCCAACCAACTACAGCATTAACTAACTTCTTCTTGTTATTTTTAACATAACCACGAGTTTTCTCAACGCACATTCCACCATTGCGCTGATCTCCCTTTGCAGTTCCTGATGTGTTTCCTTCAATAACTTGAATTGTTCCATCGCCATTGTTCTTAATGCAAAGACCAACATGTGAAATACGATTTACGCCATCTTCTGGGAAATCAAAATAAATCCAGTCTCCTGGCATTGGATCATCATTACGAGCATCTGACCAACGGCCTTCTTTCTTAAACTGATCTGATGCTGCTACTGTTGATGCAGACTTTGGAAACTTTGCTACCCCCGCAGTAAATGCACACCAAGAAACGAATGACTGGCACCATGGTTGGAAGTTAACCTTCATCCATGCACCGTACTTTGTTTCGTTATCTTTAGGACCTTCAATGGTTCCTAACTCTTTCTTTGCAACCTCAATGATTGCTTCTAGACTACCTTTTGCTGCCATTTTTATCTCCTAATATTAAGGGGCAGTTTAAAGACATGCCTAGGTCTCTTATATAATTATAGCCTATATACTACTTTTTAGCAACTTTGATTTCAATAGTCTTTGGCTTTTTATCTTCAGGAATAATACGATCTACATTAATATGTAGCATACCGTCCTTCATTTCTGCACCAGTTACCTCCATATATTCTCCAAGAGCAAATGATCGTACAAATTTACGACCAGCAATACCCTTATGAACTACTTCAGCATCTATTACCTCTAAAATCTCACCCTTAATAATAAGAGTTCCATTGTCTACTGAGATATTAATATCTTCCCTGGAAAATCCAGCAACAGCCAAAGAAATCCTATATGTATCTTCATCTAGTTTGAGAAGGTCATATGGAGGATATGTTTGTGAGTTTGTTTTATGTGCTGTATTCAAACGGCTTAACTCTCTGTTAAAGCCAATAAAAAAAGGATCATTGAATAGATCCATTGCATGTGTTACTACCATTTTATTCCCCTTTCAAGCGAATAAGTTAATAGGTCCCATAAGGCGACCTAATACTATTATATCAAATATTTGGAGCGAAAGACGAGACTTGAACTCGCAACATTCTGCTTGGAAGGCAGAAACTCTACCAATTGAGTTACTTTCGCTTTGCTGGTCTGGCAGGTATCGATCCTGCGACATCCGAATTAACAGTTCGGCACTCTACCATCTGAGTTACAGACCAAAACCAATTAACCTAAGAGACTTACAAGCCTATTAGTTGTAGTTGATCTTCCTACTGCTTGCTTTGATACTGATACAAAGTAATCATAAGTTGATTGATATGTACCCTTGTAATTTTTAGCCCAGTTTGCAGAGAACGCTGCAGTTGCTGCTGATGTTCCAACTGATCTTCCAGCCTGAGTATCAAATGCTCCAAGAGAATAAAAGTCTACCTCTGGTGCTACATTTGAATATGGAGCCATTGCATCGTCTTCTGTTGCTCCACCAACTGCTACAGCCTGTGGAATACATGCTGGGAAATCAATTCTTGAATAGTCACGATTGTTTCCTGCAGAAAAAATTGTAGCAACACCTAATGACGACAACTTATCAATGTTTCCAATAAGTTGAGCGTGTGTTGCCCTAATTGGGCAATAGTTTGTTCCAGTTCTTAGGCCAGAATGGTTTCCTTGTGAAGCGGAAACTGAAACAATATTATACTTTTGCTTATTATTTACTACCCATGTAAGAGCCTTTTCTACTTCAGTAATACTATAGGTATCCATTGTTCCACGCTTTGTCATGCCAGCAATTCTTACAAAGATAATGTTAACATCTGGATTTACCTTGTTAGCAATAAGCGCCATAATAGTTCCATGCTCAAAGCCACCATTTAGTGCTTGTGCTGATGGAAGAGTTGCTGCTCCAGGACCTTCCTGAAACTTCTGACCATTTGGACAAACCATGCTTCCAAGAATACAAACTTCTTGTACAAGTTTTTCCTTTAGTTGTGGAATAGATGAATCAATTGCTGTATCAATAATAACAATTGACTTGTTTGGTTGTGCGTTTACTGGCTGAAGCAATACTAAACTAAGTACCGCTATAACTCCCACTGCGATTTTCTTCATTTTTTCTCCCTGTTAGTTTTCTTTGATTTTAATTACTACTTGGCAAGGGTCTCCGCCCTCTTCCCATTCCTGCTGTTCTTCTTCATTCATGTAGGGATCACCCTCATGAGTATTACAGAACGGTTCAGTTACCCATCCCCGCTCAATTCCGTTTTCAAGCCAAATCTCAAACTCTCTATAGTCTAAGTCTTTGTCTTGCATATTGTTTAAAATTTCTTCCCACTCTTCAGACATATTATAAGTATACTCCTAAAGGCTTACTACGTCAACTGGCCCCATGCATGAAGGGTTAAATTTAATTGCAGCATTTACTGCTTGCATTACTCTGTTCCTTGCATTTTTTTGTTTATCTGTTGCATACAAAACCCCATAAGCATACTCTGCACCAGATCCCATAGCAAGGTATGGTAGTGTGTACTTAGATAAAGACATGTCTGCAGAACTGTGTTCGTATATTTGTCCACGAACTGCAATAATTAAACCAAGGTCTCCGTCTTTAGATGTGTCTACCCAGAACTCATTATAAAATTCTTTTAGTTCTTTGACAAACTTTGTCTGCATAAATCTATCCGTGTCTTTAATGTTGGGTGCAGTTGGCTTAAAGTTGTAACGGATTCTTTCTCCGTCCATTGATCCAGCATATCCAATTAAGTATGGACCTATCTTCCAAACCTTTGGTGCTTCAAGTGCTAGAATGGTACCATCATCTGATGCTCCACGATCTCCAGCCATATAAATTTTATCTTCATGGCGAACAACAGCGATGCAAGTCATGACAAACCCCTCCCAGATTAGGTATATTTAAGTATACCAGTTCCCCAGGAGGGGTGTCAAGCAAGGTCTAAAATATGACTAATTAGCCTTTTTGTCTACTGATTTAAACGCATCATTGATTTCTGCCAATGATAGTTTTCCATCGTCCAAAAAAGCCCTAGCCAGCCTTTCAATAACTGTTGCTACTCCTAATAGTCCTGCAAGCATAACTGCCTGAACTGTGTCAATTCCTACTACGGCTCCTGCTCCCAAGACTGATAGTCCTGATGCTGCAAATACCGCAAGAATTCTCATTAGAATATTTGTTATTGCTTTCTGTGGGTGCTCCTGCTTTGGGGGTTCTACTATTTTTTTAACTGCCATTATTCTTCCTTTCGTAGTGGTATTGTGATTAGCCAGATTACTGTTGTTATTAATACTGCAATACCAACGATGTCTCTTGCTGATCCTGTCAAAGTTAGCCATGCGATAAAGAAGCCAAGGAGGGTGAATGCCTGTGCAATTAATTCCATTCCTGCGTCTCTAAACCACTTGATTAATCCTTTGAGCATTTTTCCTAACAGGTTGATGGCTTTATTGATTATTTTCATTTATTTCTCCTTATTACTGATGCCGCAATTTGTGATGCAATGACCACTGGGACAATTACTTCTTGCGCTTTTTCTCTCTGATCATCTGTCATATCCATACCCAACTCAGAAAAATTGGATAGGAGTTCTGTAACATCCACTTCAAATACTGCTCCAAGTGGATCTGCTAAGAATTCTTCTGTTTGTACTTCTGTAGTTGCGTCTGCTAGTGTAAATGGCATTGGGGTATCTCCTGCATCCCCTGCTCTATCTGCGAACTCAACAAATGCTGCAGCAACTGCAGGATCTGATTTCATTGCCTCTGCCACCTTTGCAACTTCTGCTGTAGAAATTCCAAGGTCTGCTGCAACTTCTTGCTTTGCTTCTTGAGTCAAAGACTTAAGTGTTTGGCTTACTGCTGCTGTTTGTTCTACAGAAAGTTTAACTAATTTATTATCCTTGCTTGTAAGGTTTGCAATAACTCCAGATAAATCTTCTGAGTTTCCTGTACCCTTTTGTGGAATCAATGCTGCTAACTCTGTATCCTTAATTGCTGGATCAATGTTTTCTGCTGGCTTAAAGTCTGGTCTTGGAAGTGGCTTAGGCTCTGGAGAAGGCTCAACAGGAGGCTCTGGAGTTGGCTCTGGCTTTGGTTCAGGGCTTGGGGCAGGTGTAGGCTTAGGCTCTTCTGGTTTTGTTGGCTTTGGCTCAGGCTTTTCTGTTGGTGGTGGAGAAGGCTTTGGCTTTTCTGGTTCAACTGTTGGCTTTGGCTCAGGCTTTTCTGTTGGTGGTGGAGAAGGCTTTGGCTTTTCTGGTTCAACTGTTGGCTTTGGCTCTGGCTTAGGCTGGTTTGCTGCAGCATTGGCTGCTGCTTGAGCAATTGCTCTTTGAATTTCTCTTTGTGATTGCTCATCATAGTAACGCCATGCGTCATCAATTGCACCATTGACATCATTGACTGCATTATTAAAATCATTTATGGCATTGTTCTTTTCAGACAAAGCATCTGCTGTATCATTTACTGCGTTATCATACTCAGATTCTTTATTAGTTAATATTTGATTTAATGAATTTAGTGTTGCAGTCTCTTGGTTATAAACATTTAATTTGTCATTATATTCTGACAAAGCATTGTTGTAGTCTTGCTGTGCTGCATTTCTTGTTGCAAGTGCTTCATTGTAAGCATCTGTTTGTGCTTGTGTTGGTCCAGATCCAGAAGAAAATGTATCAAGATTACAACTAAAGTTTTGTCCCCACACTCTTGGATTTCCAGCATAGTCGCAACCTGCACCAGTCCAACCTAAACTTCCAGACGAATCATATGGTATTCCCCATCCAAGATGATAAGATCCTGGTCCCCCACCGTTATACCACCGAATTTCTACATCAAATGTTTTATCTGTAGTTACATCATATATTGGAGAGTATTGACTCCATCCTGCTCCTTGCTCAACCCAGTTATTAATAACTAATGCTCCGTCAATATACATCCTAAAACCATCATCTGTATATCCTGCAAATTTTGTTGATGTGAACCATTCTGGAACTGTTATCTGTCCAGTAAATTTAACTATAAAGTTTTCATATCTGTTTCCACAAACTGGAAGTTGCATAGAGTTTGAGTTCCAATTACCAGAACACAGAACAGATCCTGGTACTGCTTGATTGCCATTTCTTAATAAGTTATAAACTGTATAAGCAAGTCCTGATCCTCCAGCACCCTGCATATTTGATTGGGCTGTTTGAAGATTAATGTTGGCTATGTTAAGAGCATCCTGTGCATCATTCTTTTCTTGAAGAGCATCTTCTTTGTGGTCAAGGGCAAGTTCTACTGTTACTGTTTGGCCATCTACATTGGACTGGGCAAGGTCTACTTCTTCTAAGGCTAGTTCCTCTGCTTCTACTGCATCCTCGTAGTCTTCTTGAGCAGCATCTCTGACATCCCGCAGATTTTTAGCATACATAAACTTGTTCTCTGCTATGTCAATCATGCCTATTAAACCGTCTTTGTAGTCTAATTTATCTACTGCACTATTAAGGTTTTGAATCTTTTGGGCTGCAACTGTTAGAGGGTCGTCAGAATTAGCCTCTGTTGGTGCTATAAATAACCATCCAAAAGCAAGTAATAAAACCGTAAATATACGCAAGAGTTTATTCAAGTGGTGGACTCTCCTCTTGCCTATTATATCAAATTATTCAGTTAGACATATAGACAAAAAGAAAGGGAGCCAGTTTCCTGACTCCCAAACTTTTAGGTTTTGGTTACTTAAGTAGAGCAACCTTTGCCTTTGGATTCTTTGTGTTCCACTGCTTAGCAAGTGCATTAAATGATGCCTTGATCTTTGCCAATGTTGCTGCATTGTCTGCAGTCAACTTAGCAATTACTGCATCCTTAGCAGCAAGTGCTGCATCTGATGCAACCTTTGCATCTGCTAGTGCTTTTGCTGAAGCAGCCTTTTCTGCTACAAGAGCAGCATCTGAAGCAGCCTTAGCAGCAACTGCATCAGCAGCAGCCTTTACAACTGCAGCATCTGCAACAGCCTTCGCAGCGATTGCTGCATCCTTTGCAGCCTTTTCAGCAGCAAGTTCTGATACTAGATCACGAACTGCAATTTCTGCAAATGGTGCAAGAGTACGAGCAGTTAGACCAACTACATCTGCAGATGCAGCATCTGTTGAAGTTGTTGGAGCAAACATAATTAGTGAACGTGTTCCAGTTGCTGGAAGTGTTGCGCTAAACTTTGCAACTCCAAAATCTGAAAGTGTTGCACCAGTTGATACTGTTGCTGTGTCAACTGTTGCTGTTGCAGCAAATACAGTTGCAGTGATTGACTTACCAGAAACCTTGTTTCCAAATACGTCTGTTGCTGTAACTAGAACGTCCTGCTTTGTACCAGCAGCACCGTTTGCAGGAGCCGATACTGTTAGATTATTAATCTTACCAGCAGTTCCCTGTACGTAGTATGTAAGTTGTGTTCCACCGTTAGTGATTACAACTGTACCGATTGCTGTTGTCTTTGTGTAGACATAAAATGTTGCTGTTGTTCCTGTACCAGTTGCAACTGTCAAAGATGATGATCCTGATGT